GTTGCGTTTTCAGCAAATCGTCAAATAATGCTGAAAAACGTCTACGAAGTTTAGCGATAAACTTGGTAAACTTTAATTCGTCTCGGCTGATTTCGGCACTACGACCAAAATTTAACCCTTGTTGGGCACCTTCTAATCTAGAGATCGGGACATTCAACGCTTGATATAATTTGCGTTGGAAATAGTCTACGTCACCAGTTTCTCCAAGGTTTTGACCTCCAGGAAGTGTTTGAATCTCTGTACCTCGACCGCCTTCGCGTCTTGGCATCCAGAAGTCTTCAAGCATAGACATAAACTTCTTGTCGTCTCTAATCTCTCCCGATTCGCCATCATAAACCAATTTGTTTCGATAGCGGTTCATTATATCTTTTAGATACTGTTCTGCCTTCATTGTTGGGAGATTACCAGTATCAACATAAAACACTCTGCGTTCTGGAGCACGAGTAATACGATATACAACAACAGCATTCTCCATCATTCTCAGCTGATTCGCTGGTCTGATTGCTTTGTGTAAATATGACAAAGGTATATTTTTATCTTGATCTAACAAACCTGAAGGGATATATGTAATTGCATCCTTCGATATTTTTAGGGATTTATCGTTAGCGTTCCCTGCTTTATACATTCCAGGTTTGTTCGCTATTCCCTTGTCATCGTAAATGAAATACTCATTTATCTCTTTGACCATACTTACGCCAGTCTTGGCGTCTTTCTGTTTCTTGACGTCACGAACCTTTTTTATCTTTCGTGGGTCGATATATCTTACGTCATGAAGACCTTTCCTGGGATTAGATTTATCCACAACTTTGTGGAAATAAATTCTTCCGTCGATATACCATCTTCGATAATAGTCTTGCGCCCTATTGTTAAAGTCAAGCATTGACAATAGACTTGCATATTCGTCAGCAATAGCTTTTTTAACAGTGGCTGATGCTTTAACGTCATCAGTGTTAACTGTTACTGGTTTTTCATCGTCAAGGTTAGAGATACTATCGTTGACAACATCTTCAATTGCAGCATCAACATCAGCATACATTGATATGTCTCGGTATCTCTTAATGAGTTGCTCTTCAGTATTTGCAACTCCCTCAACATCAAAATAAGTGCCATAATAACCACCACCACGGATGGCTTCTAATGCACCATCAGAATCAGGAGCAACGAAAGACTCTGCAGTCTTCGGCTCCTTTTTCCGATTAATTTCAAATCCAAACAATTCCATTATTATAAGTCCCCTATACTAGATGTATTACTATTTAGGCTACATCGTAATGTGTATATTGGAAGGTCACAGTAAATTCTTCAAAGATATCGTTTTGAGCATACTGCAAAGTGATTTCCGACATATTAATTGGGAAGGCATTCTTAAGAGTATACTTTCCTCCAGGCAACACTTCATCGTTTCTATCCAAATGCTCAACGACAATGTCTGCTTGATATTCACTTGGAGTAAGAACACCAGTATTACTTTCTCTATCGTTTAAACCATTCATCCATTGCTCGAAAGGTTGGCGCAGTGAGAAACCAGAGTCGTTTACGATTGTTACAGTAAACGGATCAAAGATTCTTTCACCTGCCAATTTAACCTCACGACCTCTATACTGGATGATTGCAGGGTTTACATTAGAGGCAGGAAGTGCTGCCCCTGTTACCAAAAGACTATAGCTTGTGTCAACATTTGGCACATAGCTTGGGAAGGCGAGGCTCACTCTAAACTGGTTAGGGCGAGCACCACCAGCACCTAATCTAGCCTTAAATTCTTCAATATTCATTTTTATCTCCTATAATCCTAGATTAAGCACCCAACTCTTCAAACGAAATACCAGTTCTGGTAGCAACGAATGTAAGAGTGATGAAGTTAATTGATTTCGCTGGCTTGATGAAGATGTCAGCACGGAATTCGTTAGCATCAATAACCTGACCAGTGTTGTTTGTTTCATCACAAACTACACGGAAGTCATATACGCCTCGACGACCTTGTACGTCACGCAAGAATGGTTCTACCAAACTTCTAAACTGGGCTCTTGTAAAGGCATCGTTGAATTCGAATAGCTGGAACTTTGCAGCTGCAGCAACCGCTTTCTCAATAACGATAAACAATCTACGAACATTGATGCGATTAAACGCACTTGTTTTGGCTAGAAGTGTCTTATCACCAAATAAGATAATACCTTGTTGGGCATTTTGAACGATTGGGTTGACACCAGCAGAGTATAGCGCATCACGATCAGCTTTAGTAGGATTGAACGCCAATTTAACAGCATTCTTAATCGAACCTCGATTCACCCCAGCTGGAGAGAACCATGGATCAGCTTCAAGGTCTGCTGTCACACAACAACCTGCTGTATCTCCATTTACTGGAACCCACGCATAAATGTCATTGTAGCGATCGTACATATATTTCCAACCACTATCCATCACAGCATAGGAAGATCTTGTGTAACTTGCCAACTCAGCTTTGATATCAGTTACTTCAGAACCAGAGTTATTAACAACGCTTGCTCTTGCAGGAGATACAAATGTTAAGCAATCTTTTCTGATCTCAGATACATTATCGATGATGTAATCACCGACAGTTGCACTATGACCACCAGCAATGATTAGGCTTACGTCAGTTTCTTCATCGTTAGCAAACTTAGCGTATGAGGTTTGTAAATCACCATCAGTTGGTGCTGCATCTACGCCACCATTAAACGACCAAGCATTTGTATCAGAAGATCCTAAAAGTTTTGGATAAGGTTGTGAGAAACTACCACTTATATCAGTGTTGGCTTGGGTAGTTGCTAGGTCTTGCCCCCAACTTGTACCAATAAACACAGAATTTGTAGGGACTTGATCAGTGAATCTAATCCAATTAGATCTTGCATTTATTGCATCTTTATAGTAATTTGCAGAGTTATCGTCGGATTTTGCGCCTTGTACTTTTGAAAGACCCTCGTATTTCTCGAGAACTGTACCAGCAGTACCAGTAATTTCACCACCTTCGTCGATCACGATAACGTGCAATTCATCAAAGTTAATTCCGTTTGAGTCAGCCCAGTCAGAAGTTCCTGGAACATTATCAAATTGACCAGCATATATCCACTCTGTAGTCAAAGTAGCAGTTGCCTGAGCACCACTCCCACCACCACCACTAAATGTGATTGCAGGGGCAGAAGTATAGCCAAATCCTGGATAGATTAAAACTACAGATTCAACAGCACCAGAGTTTAATGTCGCGTATGCATTAGCAGTACCGCCTGTTCTCGGGGAAGCTGCAAACGATACTGTAGGCGCAGAAGTGTATCCCGACCCACCAGCATCAATAGTGATAGTTTGGCTGACAGCATTAGCAGTGAAGTTACCTAAATCAGCGACTGAGACCTTTAAAGAGTCGCCAAGTTTTCCTGGGAATTTTGCAGCGAATGGTCCGACACCATTAGATTCTCCTGCATAGGTTGCATCATAATCATCGTCGTTTCTGATTAACTTACCCTGATTTGCTGAATCTAAGACAACACTAGCGGAAGCACCAGAACCGCCACCGCCTGTGAAGGTTACATTGGGAGCAACAGTATAGCCGAAACCTTGATTGGTTATAGTAATTCCTGTCACCGCACCACCGACAATTGTTGCAGTAGCGGTAGCAGTAATACCGCCATTTGCTGGGGATACACCAGTTGGGGCTGCAATAGTTACTGTTGGTGCCGAAGTATAACCCGAACCTCCAGCAGTTATAGTTATACCAGCTGTTGAGACCTGTTTGCTCGTTACCGAAACAGCGTTCCTCGCAGTTGAACCAACTTCTCTTGATACTAGTAAGTTTGAACCATATGCTAAGAAAGATGAAGCAGTTAGGAAGTCTACGTTATTTGTTCTTCTTGGTTTACCAAATCGTGCAACAAGATTGTTTTCCCCTGAAACAGAAACCAGTTCACGTGCAGGACCCCAAGCGAAATCGCCTACAAACCCCCCGACTGTGGTTCCAACTGCAGGAACGACAGCTGTCGCGTCTTGTTCTCTTACGAGAACTCCTGGACTTAATTGAAATGCCATTTTTTATCTCCTCGATATTATGGATAATCGTTATTATT